ACTCTTGAGGCTATGAATGGTCAAACATTCTACATTACTGATACTTGTTGCCGTTATGATGACTTTTGTTATCGTCACGGTCGTAAGATCTGTTCTTCTTGGTCGAAGAAAGCCACCACTGGTGGTTATGCTGCTGTTTCCCACTGGATTCTCAAGAATGAGGACCTTAAGCCTTTACATGGTACTTATCATGAGATTGTCTCTCAGTCTTATTCTAAGAAAGAAGAGAGCCTTGCCTATACTGTCCTTCGTACTGTCATTGTCGCCCTTACTGCTGCTTCCACTGGTTTGCTTATCGGTCATGTCTTCTCCACTTTCTTCCAGTCATACTTTTCTGTTGCCAAAGAACAGTCTGGGTATGGCCGTCGTGGTGCCACTCTTGCTAAGAAAGGTGGCGACAACATTCCGATCCCGAATGTTGGTGCCGCTACACCACAAGATGGTCCCACAGAAGTGCCTCTTCCTTCTGAAGAAAAGTCTAACACACAGTGGCTCACTGATAAGTTCTCTGCCAATGTTTTCCCGATTGCCACGACTGGTAATGGAAAGACTGCAAACTGTCAGATGACTCGCGTTGTTGCAAACATCGCGGTCACTGTGTCCCACGTTTTCTTCCAAGGTGCCACCCAGGTCTCTATTGGTGGTTTGATCGCGACAACATATCCTTTTGTGTTGGTCGCTCGTTACTCTGCTGTCACTGATATGGGCCCTGTGATTCAAGTTCTTGTTGACCGTAAGGTCGACCTTGCCATCCTCATCCTTCCAAAATCTTTGTATCCCTGTAAAGATTTGCGCGACTACATGGTTGATGCCACAGAGCTAGTGATTACCCAGCTCCGTGGTATGACCATGGCTCAACGCCGACTCATCGATGTTCCTATCGTTGACCTTGATGGCAAGAAGGTTGTGACTTCCACCCCTCTCGAGCCTTTGCATGAATTCCCCATGGGCGACTGTATTTCTGCTGTTGAGTACAACACTCCCACTCAACGTCTTGGTATTTCTATTAAGCTCGTCAAGGAGACTCTTCCTAAGATGTGTGGTTTTCCTGTCTTCACTTCAAACCACTACGTTGGTCGCAACCACGCTATTTGGGCTGGTATTCATGCTGCATTGCACGATTTTGATCACGTTGCGCTCATGGCTCCTTTCCCCCGTCAAGTTATTGATCGTGTTATTGCTGAGATCGACCCTAAGTGTCTCAACATGGCCAAAGTCCAAGGGGATTTTAAGATTGAATTGGGTTTGCCCTCACTCACTGTCAACCTTGTCCCCATCCATCGACTCCCTGTTGGCCACACACAGTATCAGAACACCCATAATACCATCCGCCCCTCTCCGATTTCTGAGGCGCTTATTGGTATGCAGTTTCACCATCCTGTTACTGGTGCTTATACTGTTATTGGTCCACCCTCTGTTGGTCCTAGTCCAATCTGGAAGCTCAAAGAACCCTTCGATAAGGTCGTTGCCCACGATTTTGTTCCTACTGTCGAGGATTACAAGCGTTATGCTGCCGCGTCTGATAAGGTCAAAGCTCGCATTCTCCACTTTGCCGACCCTCGTTTGTATGAGCCCCAGGATGAATTGTTCACTGTTCACCAGGCCCTCAATGGTATTTCTGAGCTCAATATTCCTGGACTTGACCCAACTAAGTCCTTTGGTTATCATCCAGATTTTCCTAAGTACACACGTGACATGGTTCTTGAGTCGGTCAATCCTCTTGTCCTTAAGCCCAAGTTCCACGCACTTGTTGAAGAATCTACACAGATGATTGTTGATGGCATAATGCCGTATGCTTATGTCGTTGCTAATCTCAAGGAAGAACTACGCCGTCTTGGCAAGTTCTCCCGTGTCACCAGCTGTTATGACTTCCTCCTCCTTGTTGTGATGCGCCGCTTTATGATGCATGTTCCTGCTATGCTCATTAGCGGTCGTGTCCACAATGGCACTTCTTTCGGGTCTGATCTTTCTGGTCCTGAGGGTAAAGCCTACGAGGACGCCTCTCTTGACATGAAGTACACTTCTTCGTTTGATGCTAAGAACTTCGATGCCTCTCTCTGTTCCACGATTAGTTACAAGACTGAGTGTATGCATGCTGACTTTGTTGGTATGAAGTTCCGTTTCCTTCGCCGAGAAGCCTGTGAGATACCTTTTATGCTTGAACGCATTTGTCTCTGGGTCATTGGTGCTGTTGTGTACTTTAAGTTTTATGGTCGCCAATCTGGCCACCCTGACACTACCCCGCTCAACATTACCGATGCTGCTACTATCGCTCAGGCTGCCTGGGATGCTTCTGATCCCCCTTACGGCCAGTCTTACGCTTCTGGTGCTGTCTCTCGTGCCTATGGCGATGACAATCAGGCTCGGCACAACAATCAAAATTACACCAACCCCTTCGTTTCAAAAGAAGCTGCCAAGTTTGGTGTCACGCTCACTCCGGGCATGAAGTTTGGTGAAGCTTCTGATTTTGATCCTTTCTCTACTCACCTTAGTCGTATGTTCTATCGCGACGCCTCTGGCTATTATTTTGCCCCACTCAACGTTGATGTTATCGATCATATTCACGCTTTCATTCGTGGTAAAGATCGGAATTACGTTGAGGCTGTTCGTCAGAATGCTGAGGCCGCTCTTCGTGAGTGGTTTCAGTATGGTCGAGACATTTTCATCGATGCTAAAGATCGTATTAATGGCTCACTTCTTTTCCACTCCTTTACTCCCATCTCGTTAAATTATGATGAGCTCTATTTGGATTGGCTCAAGAAGAATGGCCTTAGTGTCAAACAAGACTCTTTCCTTCCTATCGCTGAACGTGTTGAAACTTATACGTTCGGCTCTGCCATTGTTAACATTGGTAGTGCCACTCCTCAGATGGATGTCCAAGATCTTGGCCACGCTGTTCCTGCTGCCCTCAATCAAATGGTCGGTGTTGGTGAGAACTACACTCGCCAAGAGCTGCTCCAAGCCCAAGGCCGTATGTGGGATCGTGAAGGAGTTTTGGGCCACGACATCGTCCAATATGATGGCGTACATTGGTTGATTGCCACTGTCCATGAAGATCACAATGTTTTGACTGTTTGGGAGTTCATTGCCCCAGTCGATCGTGCTATCCTCGAAATTCCCGTTCTTGTTGGTCAAGAAGCTGCCAATCTCCACCATCTTGTTCAAAATGGTGCCCACTTAGAGATGGAACCCGAAAATCATGATGTTATTGTTGACATGGCCATGTTTGGCCCAGTTGTACCTCTCACTGGTCGTTCTCGTTGTCAATCAGCTATTGTCACCTCTCCTAAGCCTACTAGTGTTGGTGCCGAACGTGCCTCCACTGCTGCTGATAGCGATAGCAAAACAACGTCCACTGCTAATGACGCTGTTATTAATCCTGTCAGCACTACTACTGGTGTTTCTTCCCAGAGTGCCCTCACTAAGCATGTTGAGTCGACCGTTATGTCTGTCTCTGTGCCCACACCCGTTGTTATCACTTCGTACCGTTGGGAGTTGAACCCTTACCCTCCTGTCGGCATTGAGAAAATGCTCACTAAAGAGTACCAGATCACGTCCATTCCTTGGGCTACTGCTGATGCTCGTGCCCATGAGTATCCTGATGGCAACCTTTACTTTCCTGAGAAGCTCTTCGACATCCCCAAACTTGTCGAGAACCTTGGTGCTATCCGTTACTTCCGTCTCGGTATCATCTTTAAGGTGTCCATGGTTGCTAACCCACAAGTTGGTGGCGCAATTCTTTTCTCTATTGCCCAAGCCACCCTTGC